CTGAGTCCTTCGTCGATGTTGACACAAAAGAAGTTCAGTGTAGTGAGTGTGGCGAGGTAGCTACTCGCATTCTTTCCTCTCCTAGGTTGGGTTTAGATCCAATCAGTGGAGATTTCCCTAGTGCTACGGCACGCTGGGCAAAGATGAGAGCTGAGAAGCTGGCATTGGAAAGAAAAACAACAGCTAATCACGGCTCGTAAATGGACTCTTGACCACCGAGCTATTTTTTAAATGTCCTAAAATCGCATTGCGACAGGAGAATATACATGGCTGCAAATTTTATCGAACTGCCCGAAGTAGACGCTAACGAGAAGTACGCTGATCCAACCAAAGAAGAGAGTATAACCCCAGACGCTGTAGAACAAACTACAGCAGAACCTGAAGAGGTTACTCCAGAACTACCTGAGAAGTATCGTGGTAAAGCTCTAGACGAGATTATCAGGATGCACCAAGAAGCCGAGAAGTTAATCGGACGACAGGCACAAGAGGTTGGCGAAGTACGCAAGTTAGCTGATTCACTTCTAAAGCAACAACTCGAAACGAAGCACGACACACAGCCAAGTAAAGCACAAGAGATTGATTGGTACGAAGACCCTGCTAAAGCAGTAAATCAGGCAGTAGCGAACAACCCAATCCTAAAGCAATTGCAAGAACAACAGGCTCAACAAGCCCAAGTAGTTGCACTGCAGACGATTGAGAAAGCACATCCTGATTATTTAAGTGTAGCACAATCTGATGACTTTGCTTCTTGGATTCAAGGATCAAAGGTACGGATGGAATTATTTGCTAAGGCAAACAACTACGATGTAGATTCAGCATTAGAACTGCTAGAGACTTACAAGTCAATACGCAACGTCAAACAACAAAAAGTAGAAGCTACTAAAGCTGCTGACGAATCGCTGAAGAAGGTCGATGATGAGAACCGAAGCAAAGCACTTAAGACTGCAGCCGTCCAACAAGGCGGTACTGGAGAGTCAACAAAACCTGTTTATCGTCGTGCAGATCTTATTCGCTTAAGAATGCAAGACCCAGCTAGATACGAAAGCATGGCAGATGAAATTCTCCAAGCTTACGCAGATGGTAGGGTTAAATAATTTAATTTAATTTTAGGAGATTTAAAATGGCAGCAGTCGCATACCCAGGTGGATCAACATCCATCGTTAACAAAACAGCAGCAGACAAGTTCATTCCAGAGATTTGGTCTGACGAAGTAATCGCTGCATATCAGAAGAACCTCGTATTGGCAAACCTCGTCAATAAAATGACGATGCGTGGTAAGAAGGGTGATACTCTTCATATTCCTAAGCCAACTCGTGGTGTAGCTGCAGCAAAAGCAGCAAACACCGTAGTTACCATTCAAGCTGACACTGAGACCGAAGTATTGGTCACAATCGACAAACACTTCGAGTACTCACGCTTTATCGAAGACATCGTCGAAGTTCAAGCATTGGCTTCTCTGCGTCGTTTCTACACCGAAGATGCTGGTTACGCTTTGGCTAAGAAAGTTGACGATGAGTTGTTTTCCTTGGGTAAAACCTTTGGTAACGGTACGACCGACTGGACTCATAGCAACAGCTATTACATCGACGCTTCTACTGGTCTCACAGCTTACGCTGATGACACTGTAGTTCCTGCTGACGTGTTTACTGACGCTGGTTTCCGTGCTTTGATCAAACTCGTTGATGACGCTGATGTTCCAATGGACAATCGTTTCTTTGTTGTTCCTCCATCACTTCGTTCAGCTATCATGGGTATTGATCGTTATAACAGCTCTGACTTCGTTGATGGTCGTGGTGTTCAGAATGGTCAGATCGGTACGCTTTATGGTATCGACATTTACGTTTCGAGCAACTGCCCAGTTATCGAAACTGATTCTGAGAACACTGCAACTAATGGTGGAGACATCAAAGCAGCTATCCTTGCACATAAAGATGCAATGGTATTGGCTGAGCAGTTATCTGTTCGTTCACAGACTCAGTACAAACAAGAATATCTGTCTACACTCTACACTGCCGACACATTGTTCGGTGTGAAGACTGTACGTCCAGAGGCTGGTTTCGTACTCGCTGTAAACGCTTAATAGTAGTTCCTAAGACTCTCCAGCTTCGGCTGGGGAGTTTTCTTTAAGTGCATTCACTGAGTGTATTTAAACAAATATAGGAGATAGTTGAATGGGTATCTACCGAGGAGCTGGTGGTACAGGAGATGCAACCAATGACGCAGCTAGTGAAGCTCTACTTACAGTACAAGCTAAAAATGCTGCTATCGCTGCACAGGCTGCTGCAGAGGCAGCTCAAGCTGCTGCAGAACTAGCAGAGACTAACGCTGAGACTGCAGAAACAAATGCAGAGACAGCAGAGACTAATGCAGAGACTGCTGAAACAAACGCTGAAACTGCTGCAACTAACGCTGCAAGTTCTGCAAGTAACGCTTCTACATCCGCTACAAACGCTTCTAACTCAGCATCTGCTGCGTCTACATCAGCGACTAACGCTAGTAACTCAGCTTCCGCAGCAAGCACCTCAGCAACTAACGCAGCTAGTTCTGCCAGCAGTGCTTCTACTTCTGCATCGACTGCCACAACTCAAGCAACTAATGCTTCAAATAGTGCTAGTGCTGCATCAACTTCTGCAACGAATGCAAGTAATAGTGCTTCTGCAGCATCGACTTCAGCAACTAATGCAGAAACTTCTGCTACATCTGCTTCAGGAAGTGCTAGTACTGCTACAACCCAAGCAAGTAACGCATCGTCTTCTGCATCTGCAGCAAGCACATCAGCAAGCAATGCAGCTTCTTCAGCATCTGCTGCGTCTACTTCAGCAAGTAATGCAGCTACTTCAGCGACTAACGCTAGTAATTCTGCCTCTGCTGCTTCTACGTCTGCGTCCAATGCAAGTACTTCTGCAAGCAACGCAGCTACTTCAGCGACTGCAGCTCAGACTGCTCAGACTGCTGCTGAGACAGCAAGAGATCAAACCTTAACTGCTTACGATAATTTTGATGATCGTTACTTAGGATCTAAAACTTCTGATCCTACATTAGATAACGATGGCAATGCTCTATTAGCTGGGTCGTTATACTTTAACTCTGTTGCTGGAACAATGAAGGTTTACACAGGTACTGCGTGGGTTGATGCCTATGCTGCTGGTTCATCCTTCTTAGCTAAAGCAAACAACCTTTCTGATTTAACAAACACATCTACTGCTAGAACTAATTTAGGTGTTGCTATTGGTACAGATGTTCTAAGTCCTAGTGGCTCTGGTGCTTCTCTAACATCGTTAAATGCTTCTAATATCTCTAGTGGTACTCTTGACGCAGGACGACTTCCAGCATTTTCTGGAGATGCTTCCAGCAGTGCTGGTTCAAGCTCTTTAACACTTGCTACAGTAAACTCAAATACTGGATCGTTTGGATCAACAACAGTAGTTCCAGTAATTACAGTTAACGGTAAAGGTTTAATTACTGCAGTCTCAACTGCAAATATATCTGCTGGTTCTGGCACAGTAACAAGTGTTGCAGCTACAGTACCTAGTTTTTTAAGTGTTACTGGTAGTCCAATAACTACTAGCGGAACACTAGCATTAACTTATAGTGGTACTGCTTTACCAATAGCTAACGGCGGTACAGGAGAAACCACTAGACAAAATGCTATGGATGCCTTAGCAGGAGCAGTTACAAGTGGTCAATATTTACGTGGTAATGGTACAGATGTAGTCATGTCAGCAATTCAAGCTGCTGATGTACCTACATTAAATCAAAATACTACTGGTACTGCTTCAAATGTAACTGGAACTGTTGCTGTGGCTAATGGTGGTACAGGGCAAACAAGTTATACAAACGGTCAACTCCTCATTGGAAACACAACTGGAAATACTTTAACAAAAGCTACGTTAACTGCTGGAGACGGAATCTCTATTACTAATGGTTCTGGCTCAATTACTGTTATAAATACTCTTGCACCATATAGTGCAGACTATGTTATGATCGCTGGCGGTGGAGCTGGTGCTGGAAATGCTGGAGGAGGCGGTGGAGCAGGAGGATATAGATCTGGAACAACATCTTTAACTCCAAATACAACTTATAGTTTTACTATCGGAGCTGGCGGTACTGGAACAACAACTACAAGAGTATCAGGAAATGATACTACAGCTTTTGGTTTAACTGCTACGGCTGGGGGAGGAGGCGGTACAAACGCAACTAGTGGCGGTGCTGGTGCTTCAGGCGGTTCTGGTGGTGGTAGTGCTCAAGGAGCTGCTGCTGGAACTGGAACAAGTGGTCAAGGTAATAATGGTGGCGGTAGTGCTACTTATCCAGGTGCTGGCGGTGGTGGAGGAGGTGCTAGTGCAGTAGGAAATGCTAATTCAAGTTCTAATGGTGGTGCTGGAGGAGCAGGAACAGCAAGTTCAATAACTGGTTCTTCAGTAACAAGAGCTGGCGGTGGTGGTGGATACGGAGAAAATCGTACAGGTGGTACAGGCGGTGCTGGTGGCTCTGGTGGTGGCGGTGCAGGAGCAGCTTCAAATGGCGGTGGAGGTGGAAACGGCACTGCAAATACTGGATCTGGTGGTGGCGGTGGAGGAATCTATTCTGGTAAAGGTGGCAATGGTGGATCAGGAGTAGTTATTCTTTCAGTTCCGACTGCTAAGTACACAGGTACAACTACAGGAAGTCCAACAGTTACGACAAGCGGTTCAAATACTATTATGACATTCACATCATCAGGGAGTTACACAGCATGAGTCATTTTGCTAAAGTGGTGGACGATAAAGTAGTACAGGTTATTGTAGCCGAGCCAGAGTTTTTTAATACTTTTGTAGATACTTCTCCTGGAGAATGGATTCAAACTTCTTATAATACTTATGCTAACCAACATCCAGAAGGTACTCCATTAAGAGCAAATTTTGCTAGTCCTGGTTTTATCTACGATAGAACACACGATGTATTTATTGCACCAAAACCCCATCCAAGTTCTGTACTAAATACTGATACATGGACTTGGGATACTATTAACGTAACGGAGTTATAATGTCATATCCTTTAATTACTATTGGTAAAGTAGCAAATGTTTTTATTCGTATGATGTCTTTTGAAAAAGCTGGAGACATTGAAGAAGGACATACTCATGATTTTGACCACGTTACTTTGTTATCTAAAGGTAGTTTAAAAATTACTAGTGATGGAAAAGAAACAGTTTTTACTGCTCCTCATTTAATTTTTATTGCAAAAGATAAAGAACATCGTTTAGAAGCACTAGAAGACGGAACAACTGCTTGTTGTATTCACGGTGTTCGTGATGACAGTGGCGATATTATTGATCCTTCAATGATTCCTTAATAAGAATAAATCATGGCAGACATAGACCCAATAGAGTACGGCAAGTTAGTTCACGCTGTAGAGAACTTAGAATCCAAAGTAAGTGCAATGGAATACGACATCAAGAAACTCGTAGCAATGGCTGAAAGATCTAAAGGATCTTTGTGGGCTATCATGGGAGCTGCTTCAGTCTTTGGTGGTTTTGTAACTTGGATGGCTGATTTGGTATTCCGTAAATGAGTATAGCACATTCCGTAGGTAAGAACTTAGTAGCTAACACTAAGACTACTATGTTTACTGTTCCTACCAGAAGTCTTGCTAAATGGAGTTTACTCTTTGCTACAAATCACAGCACATCTTCTAAGTGGTTTAGTGCATGGTGGTACGACAAGAGTGCAAATACTGAAATTGAAGTATTGTTTCAGTATAGTTTAACTGCCAAAACATTCATAAGAATAGATGGACAGGCTTATGTAATGTTAGATGAAGGTGATGAGATTCGAGTACAGTCAGAGACAGGTTCTACAACAACTTGTATTATCACTGTAGAAATAGAGCAACGTAGTACCGTACAACAGTTTAACTAAGGAGACCTAGATGCCACTCGCTAAAGGTAAATCACAGAAGACAATCAGTAAGAACATATCTAAGATGGTCAAAGAAGGTCGTCCTCAGAAGCAAGCAGTAGCAATCGCATTACAAACAGCTAAAGTTCCTAAACCCAAAAAGAAAGGTAAGTAATATGCCAATGGTCAAAGAGAAGAAGTTCCCCTATACAACTAAGGGTAAGAAGCAAGCTAAGTCGTATGCTAAGAAGACTGGTGCTAAAGTAGTTGCTAAGCCTATGAAGAAGATGGGAGCTATGCGTGGCTACTAAGCCTGGCTTGTATTCCAATATCGCAGCTAAACGTAAAAGGATAGCTCAGGGATCTGGAGAGAAGATGCGTAAGGTAGGTAGTAAGGGTGCTCCTACGGCTAAAGCTTTTAAGGAAGCTGCTAAGACAGCGAAGAAGAAATGATTAAAAAAGGTAAGGAAACCTTCTCAGGCTATAACAAGCCTAAACGTACTCCAGGACATCCTACTAAGTCCCATGCTGTATTGGCTAAGTCTGGAGATACGGAGAAGTTAATTAGATTCGGTCAACAAGGTGTAAGCGGAGCAGGTTCTTCTCCTAAGACTCCAGCAGAGAAGGCTAGACAAAAGAGCTTCAAAGCTCGCCATGCTGCAAATATTGCTAAAGGTAAGCTATCTGCTGCGTACTGGGCTGATAAAGTTAAGTGGTAAGTATTGACTTTTAATCAATTTTATGGTATAATATATAACTATGGCATCAATGAACTATATCCAACTCGTCAATGACGTGCTTATCAGGCTACGTGAGCCAGAGGCTACCTCAGTCTCTGATAATGCCTATGTTAAACTTATCGCTAGATATGTCAATGATTCTAAAAGAGTCGTAGAAGACTCCTACAACTGGAATGCCTTGTCTGATACCTTATCTGCTACGACTACAGCCGATGTATTTAACTACGTTCTAGTTGGCTCAGGACAAAGATTCAGAGTTATTGATGTCATCAACGATACTCAGAATGCATTCGTAGAACTAGCCTCTACTAAGTGGATGGATCAGCAGTTCTTAATGACTACTCCTCAAAAGGGGTCTCCTGCATACTATAACTTTAACGGTACTAACTCCAACGGAGATACTCAGGTAGACTTATATCCTATTCCTAATGGTGCGTATAATCTTCGCTTTAATATTATTAAACCACAAGTACCTTTAGCAGTGAATGCTGATGTGCTTTTAGTACCTGAAGAGCCAGTAATCCTAGGTGCTCTTGCAAGGGCTCAGGCAGAGCGTGGCGAGGACGGAGGAGTCCAGGCTGGGGAGACATATCAGTTAATGCGTCAGAGCCTAGCAGACGCTATAGCACTGGAATCAGGACGGTATTTAGAAGAACAAGAGTGGGTCTGGAACTAATGGCTAGTCCACTACAAACAGCATCAATAGCAGCTCCTGGGTTCTACGGATTAAACACTCAAGAGAGTAGTGTTACATTGTCGTCAGGGTATGCTCTGAAGGCACAGAACTGTGTGATTGATAAGTATGGTCGTATCGGTGCTCGTCGTGGCTGGACACCTGTTAATACTACTATCAATGCAGATTTAACATCTAGTAATCCAGTAGAGTTTATCTTTGAGGTAGTTACTGGTGGCGGTACTGAAGTACTTAGTGCTGGTAATAATAAGTTATTCGTAGGCACAACTACGATGACTACTAAGACAGTACGCAATACGACTAATAGTGGCGATGCAACATACACGATTACTGCTAATAACTGGCAAGGTGCTGCTCTATCATATGGGGATGTAAACGACTTTCAGCCCCATGTCTATTTAGCACAGGCTAATCATCCGATGCTAGTGTGGCATGAGTTACCTGTTTCTGGTAATCCTTTTGGATCTCACGATAGTGGTACTTTTGGTTTCCAACGAGTAGGCGACGCAGCAAAACTACCATCTAATCACAATACAGCATCCTTTATGCCTAGTTGGGTTATATCTGCTTACGGTAGGGTTTGGTGTGGTGGCATCAGTGGAGATACACAAACTGTCTACTTTAGTAACTTATTAGAAGGTTCTGACTTCTTAGATGGTTCTGCTGGTTATATTAATTTAGAAGAGGTATTACCTAACGGTGATCCTGTTGTCGCTGCTGCAGCACATAATGGATACATTATATTCTTTGGTAAAAAGAACACAGCAATCTACGCTAATCCTCTAGATACTGCTTCATTAACCTTAGTAGAAATATTAAACAACGTAGGCTGTATTGCTCGTGATTCAGTTCAGAGCTTAGGCACAGATGTTATATTCTTATCTGACGCAGGAGTTCGTAGTCTACAGCGAGTCATCCAAGAGAAGTCACTACCGATGCGTGATATCTCTAAGAATGTTCGTGATGAATTGATGTCGGCAGTAGCAGCCGAAACAGATTTAACTAAGATTAAGAGTATTTATTTTGAGCGTGATGCTATTTATTTATTAACGCTGCCGACTACTAAGTTTGTATATTGCTTTGACACTAGGGCTGCCCTACAAGATGGTGCTATGCGTGTGACTATTTGGGACAGTATTGAACCTAAGGCTTTCTGCGTAACACAAGATAGAAATTTATTTATAGGTAAACCTGGTTATATTGGTAAATACTTCGGACATGCTGATAACACTTCTTCATATCGTTTACAGTACTATACTAACTACTTTGATTTTGATGCTGCTACTTCATTAAAGATATTAAAAAAGATTGGTTGGGTATTAATTGGAGGTACTAACCAGTCAGTAGCTATTAAGTGGGGCTTTGATTATAGCGAAGGATACCAAGCTACTACTTATATATTAGATACTGCTGTAGTATATGAGTACAATAACTCTACTGTTGATAGCATACCAGGATCTACAGAGTATAACATTGCTGAATATACCTCAGGTATTGTTTTAGATCGTTTTAGTATTAATGCTGGTGGTCAAGGCACTGTACTTCAACTAGGTTTAGAAGCAGACATTAATGGTAATCCTCTGTCTATTCAGAAGATTGACGTAGGAATTAAAAAAGGAAAGACTTTAGTCTAAGGACATAATATGGCAAATTACACAAAAGCAACTAATTTTACAGCAAAAGATACTCTACCTACAGGCAACTCTGGTAAGATTGTTAAGGGTACAGAGATTGATACTGAGTTTACTGCGATTGCCTCAGCTATTTCTTCTAAGGCTGATATTAACAGTCCTGCTTTAACAGGAACTCCTACAGCCCCTACTGCTACTGCAGGTACTAATACAACACAAGTATCTACTACTGCTTTTGTAAACGGTGAAATTACAGCCGAAAGAACAGCAACTGCTACTTTAACAAATAAAACACTAACTAGTCCTACAATTAATACAGCTACAGTTTCAGGTGCAACAATTACTGGTGGAAGTGTTAGCAGCTTATCTACTGATATTGCTGTTGCAGACGGTGGGACAGGAGCTAGTTCTTTTACAGCTAATGGTGTTGTTTTAGGAAACGGAACTTCTGCATTAAATGGAAACATGGTTGCTCCAGGAAGCAGTGGAAATATTCTACAATCTAATGGAACTACTTGGACTTCTTTTACTCCTTCATTTACTAAGATTGCTTGGTTGTATTATGATGGAGGACTCACAGCTAGTAATAATATAGCTTCAGTCACCAGTCCTGGAACAGGTCTTTATACGATTACTTTTACTAATGCTTTCTCTAATGCAAACTATATGGTATTAAGTACAGGACAAGCAAACTCTTCTGCTACTACTCCAGGAATTATGGCTGTTATTCAAAACACAGTATCTAAAGCAGCAGGATCTTTACAAATGCAGCGTTCAAGAACAGATAGTGGAGCTGCAGAGGACGGTGCTTTTTATGTGTATTTCTTTGGTAACTAATGAAAGTACCTGTAGTCCTTAGAGACGACTACACAATGTACTTAGAATTACACGATGCAGCATTGTGGTTTCATACAGATGTACATAAGTGGTCGCAGGAAATAAAAAAGAAGTACTTAGAAGATTTAAACTTATTACAGTATCTAACTAATGTTCCTCTGTTAGCATTAGTAGAAGAAGAAAATACTAAGCTTGCTAAGTTTGGTAGTTTAACAGGATGGGAAGTATTAAAACATATAGAAGTTAACGACAAGAAATACACTATATTTATTAGGAGCAAACATGGGTAGCATAGTCAGTTCAGTATTAGATCCTTTTACAGGGGCTAGTGGGGTACGAAAAGCAGGAGAGCAAGCTGCAGAACAGCAGAGACAGGCTGGTATAAACGCTGCTAATATCTCTGCATTCCGTCCTGTGGGAATGACTACCAGATTTGGTACGTCTCAGTTCACTCGTACTGTAGATCCTACGACAGGTGTTCCTTATATCTCAGCAGCAGGGTACACTGCAGCTCCTGAGTTATCTGCATTACAAGAAAGCTTATTCGGTAGATTTGCTCCTACATTAGCACAAGCAGAACAAATGGCTGGTCAGTATGCTCCACTGACTGGTGCTTCTGAACGCTTATTTAACTTAGGTCAACAATACTTAGCTACATCACCAGAGCAAGCTGCTCAAGATTACATCACTAGCCAACAAGCTCTCTTAGCTCCTAGCAGAGAAGCTCAACTATCTCAGGTTAGAGGTGGTTTATTTGCTCGTGGTCGTGGTGGCTTAGGAGTTCAAACTGGCACAGGTCGTGCTCCTGCGTCTCCTGAACTACAAGCATACTATAATGCTTTAGGTCAGCAAGATCTACAATTAGCTGCTCAGGCACAACAAGCAGGACAGCAAAGAGCACAGTTTGGTGCTGGTTTGTTTGGCTCTGGTGCTGGTCTCCTAGGTACACAAGTACAAGGACAAGCAGGTGCTTATGCTCCATTACAAGCTCAGCTAGGTCTATCAGGTCAAGTAGAGAACATGGCTCAGATGCCTTATCAATTAGGTTTACAATTAGGTGCAGCTCAGCAGCCTGGTCAATCCGCAGGTGCTCAGAGTTACTTTGGAGGTATGATGCAAGGTGCTCAGACACAGTATGGTTCTGCATTACAAGCTCAGCAGATGAACAATCAGTTCTTGTCTAGTTTGATTGGTGCTGGTGCTATGGCTTATAATCCTACTCCTGCTAGTACGATGCCCTTACCAGTAAATAGATCTGGATACAGCACTGGCATGGGTGGCTTTACAGGCTCTGCTTTTCAGTTATAATAAGGAATAATTATGGGACAACCAGTAAATCCACTATTAGGTAACTATCAGACGATGCTCGGAGCAGATCCTGAGATGTATCGTCAACAGTTAATTCAACAAGAACAAGCTCGTATTGGTGCTTTACCTGCACAGAATCAATTAGGAGCACAGCTTGGTTCATTACTAGGTCGTGGCTTAGTTAACGTAGCACAAGATCGTGGCTTCTTTGAAGTTACTAATCCTGTATTACAGAAGTTAACTAGCATACAAAATGTATACAATACTGCTATGCAGAACTCTGATCCTAACGATCCATTATCTTTCTTTAAGAACTTAGAAACAGGTTTTAAAGAGACACCAGGATTAGGAGTACAAGCTCTAATGGCTAACCAAGAAAGACGTAGAGTAGAAGGTGATCTGATTAAAGCCAGAGGCGAAGAGCTTAAAACTAAATCTGCTCAGGTTGATTACTATGCTAAGAATCCTGATGAACTCATGTCTGAGATTACTAAACAACGTGCATCAGGCACAGAAGAAGGAAACACTAAAGCTAATGAATTAGCTGGTTTACTAGGTCAAGTTACTTACGCTAGAGATCTTGATAGAGCAAAACAGATTGCTGATATTGAACTTAAAGGAGCACAGACAGAGGCTCAAAGAGCTCAAGCTCGTAACTTCCAAGAACAGATTGCCTCAGGTAAATACGACTTTAAAATTATTGCACAGAATGGTGTCACTCCTTCGCATATTGTTATCATTGATAAGAAGACAGGAGAAGAAAAAGTTAAACCACTGAGTGAAAACTTATTCGGTGGAGCACCTCCTCCTGGAACAGCTCCTGGAACTAAATCAGCTACAAGTGGTGGCAGACCAATGACAGAAGGTTTTAAAATACTGGAAGTTAAGTAATGCCAGTATTTACAATCCAAGCTCCAGATGGTAAAACATTAACTCTTGAAGCTCCTGAAGGTGCAACTCAAGAGCAAGTAATTGCTGCTGCTTCTGAGTTATATAAACCCCAGTATGGTCTAGGAGAAACTATTGCTCGTGGTGTAGAGCGTGGTATTACTTCGTCTATTCGTGGAGCAGCTCAACTCTTAGGAGGAACTCCTTCTACTATTCCTCCTGAGGAACAAGACTTAATTACTCAGATGCAGGGAACTCCAACGGCTGATCAGATCTCTAGCTTAGCAACTCCTGGTCAAATACAACAAACAGATTTACAGCGTGAAGCTGAGTTCAGAATGATGGCTCAGCAGCGTCCTGTTGCAGCGTATGGCTCACAGATTGCTGGAAGTATCTTAGATCCTATTAACTTAGTTCCTCTCGGAGGAGTTCGTACTGTAGCTCAAGGTGCTCGTAACATTGCAGGAGCTGGTGCTGTAATGGGTGCGTTAGAGCCTGTCTATGGTGACGATAGTCGTCTATTAAACATTGCTGGTGGTGCTGTCGTAGGAGGTGCTCTCGGTGGTACAATCGGAGCATTGATTCAGAAGTACGGCAAAGAAGCTGTTACTGCTGCAGGTAAAGAACTAAAAGATAATCGTGCTGTTCTCTTAGGAGGTTCAGGTCGTATTACTCAGGACAATGTACCACTAAGTCCTATAGCTCAAGAGATTGCTGATGTTACTGCTGCTAAGAACATTGAACTACAAGACAGTATTGTTCCTTTACTCCAGCAGTTAGAAGATTCTGAGTTAGCTACTAAGCTGACCAATGAGATTGCTGGTGGAGACTATCGTGCTCTCTTTACAGATGCTCCATTCAGATTAACTGACATACCTGCTTCAAGGTTTACTGCTGCATTTAGTGCAGATAATCCATTACGTGAACAGAACTTAGCAGCGTATCTTAAAGCTGGCTACAGAGCAGAAGACCCAGAGCAGTTACTTACTCGTATCGTATCAGCTAACAAAGGAGCTATTGCTACTGAGTTAGATACAACACCTCTCAATATTCCTGCTGACTCCGCAGTGAACTTCTTACTCAATCGTAAGGTACAAGAACTAGGTGGTCGTGATCTAATCAATGCTTATCTTCCTGCGTTACAGCGTGGTGTAGATATGATTAACTCTATCGATGAGTTATTCTTAAATGGTCGTGCTGCTGGTATGACTGATGCAGAGATTGCTGCAGTATTTAAGAAAGACTTTGATGAAGTTAAACCTATTCTCTTCTCTGCTATTGGTAACGTATCTAATATTGGTCGTGCCTTAGCAGCAGCTAAAGCTCAGAAGAAAGTAATTGGTTCTACTGAGGAGATCCTTAAAGGATTATCTAAGAATGGTGGTAAAGAACTATCAGACATCTTTGCATTACGTGATGCTGTGTCTGCTATTAAGTCTGCTCCTGGTACTAGCTTTGATAAGAATAAATCTATCGCTGAGCTTACTAAAGAATCTGTTAAACAACCAGGATGGGCAGACAAGTTTGGTGAGTTCGTAGTTAACTCCTACATATCTGGTCTGGCTACCACTGCAGTTAACGCATTCTCTGGTGTTGCTAAAGTAGGGTTACTAGGTACTGAGCGTATCCTTCAAGCAGTTAATCCTGCAAGTAAAGTTAAGATTGGAGAAGTTCTTCCTGCATTTAGAGGATTGATGGATGGTGTCTTAGAATCTGCATTCTTTGCTAAGGAAGGATTCTTACGTGGTTCTCCACTCGATGCAGCAATGCCTGAGATTCGTGGAGCAATTGGTACACAAGAAGGTGCTACTAAAGCTGAGAAGATCTTAGGAGAAGTAATTCGTACTCCTAGTCGTCTTAGCGTAGGTGTTGACGAATTTTTCAAGTCTGTCTTCCGTCGTATGGAATACAATGCTCAAGCCTATCGCTTAGCTTCTTCTGGTAAGTATGGAGATACTGAGACTGTATATAATGCTTTGCGTACTGTAAACACTAAGACAGTAGACTGGAAAGATAACATCTTAAAAGCTCCTGAATTAGCTACACTACCTGACAGTGCTCGTGTTAAGCTTGTTGATGATGTACGTAACTTTGCTAAGCAAGCTACATTCCAGGCAGATTTAGGTAGTTTTGGTAATAAACTCTTAGCTCTCAGAGCAGCTCATCCTTGGGTAGCTCCTGTCATCCCCTTCGTTAAGACTCCTATCAACATTATGAAGGATGCTCTGTCATATACTCCATTAGGTGTCTTCTCTAAGAATACTCCTACGGATGTTAAGGTAGCAAGAACTGCTATTGGCATGGGCATAACTGCTGCACTAGCTCAACAGGTAGCTGACGATACTGTTACTGGTTCGTATCCTAAGGATGCTGCTAAGCGTAACGCTATGATTGCTGCTGGTATTCCTGAGTATAGTATTCGTATTGGTGATACATATTATTCCTACGCTCGTGTAGAACCTTTAGCAACTATCATGGGCTCTGCAGTAGACGGTATTAACGCAGTGCGTACATATGTAGATAAACCTTCCTACGATTCTAAGAAAGAAAAAGAATTAGTAGTGGATGTCGTAGCAGGTGTAACTAAGAACATTGTATCTAAGACATACCTAGAAGGTATCTCTGGTTTACTACAGGCAGTACATGATCCAGAGCGTTACGGTGGTAGCTTTATAAATGGCTTTGCTGGCTTACTAGTCCCATCTTTCATAGCAGCTCCTGCACGTTCTGCTGATCCTTATGCTCGTGTTGTCACAGGTTTTGGCGAAGCAGTACAAAATCGTATTCCTGACTTTGGCTTAGGTCTTCCTATCCCATCTCGTCAAGAACTACCAATACAATCTAAGTTATTCGGAGGAGCAAGAGAAAATCCATCGTATGGTTTTGCAGCTTACACTGGACTACAAACAGCTCCTGCTACACGCAATGCAGTACAAGAAGAAGTAGCTCGTACTAAGGTAGACTATAACTTACCTAGTAAGACTCTACGTGGTGTTGAACTAGAAGGTGTTGACCAGGCTAAATATCAGGACTTATCCAGCCGATATGCCGATATGATTTTACCTGGTATCATCTCATCTCCAGGATATCAAAATGCTCCTGATACTTTGAAAAAAGTAATCTTAGAAAAAGGACTGAGTAAAGCTAGACAAGCAGCAACAAATCTTTTACTCGGAGAAAAGCTACAAGACCCAGAATTTAGAACACAGTTCATCAGAGCAAGACTTGCTAAAAAAGGATTAGAACTAGAAGAATGATATATGTCAGATCAATTTGGATTTTTAGAAGGAGCAAAGTCTGTAACTAGTAGTATGGACGCTAGTCGTGAGGCTAGTAAATCCATTACTAAAAGTATTGTCGATGTACAAAAAGATGCTGCAGCAGTAGCACAGCAGAAAGACCTAGAGCGTAGAAGGCAGATAAAAGAATCTCAGGTCTTTAAAGAGCAGTACTTCAAGAGAGCAATGATGGAATGGCAACGTCAAGAATCCATCCGTATCGAAGAAGCTAAAGTCAAAGCTGATTTCATAAGAAAGCATGGAACTAAACGCTGGAATGAAATCGAAACCATTAAACAAAAGATAGAGAAACA